GACGATCTCAGCAAAGAAGAGCAATGCACTATATAGCAGGTACTACTATAACTTTAACCTCGCAAGGGTCAGCCAAGATCCGACCCGGAATGACGAGCTCACAGATCAGACAAATGAGTTCTGGTGTATCCGGATTCAAGACACAAAGAGATCAACTCACACCACAAGAAAAATACTCATTACTTCGAATACACAATAAAGATGAGAAGGTGTGTTATGTCTTTGCGGATCGAAGCGGAACTCGTGTTGAGTTATTATTTGATACTGTTAGTCAGGCAGAGAAGTTTATTTCGGAGATAAAGGGAGAGCAGATTCCGGATTACAGCGCAGCATACGAGAATCAGACAGACTAATCGTCGTCGTACCCACCGTATATGTCATCATAATCACCATACACACTGTAATCAAATATATTACGTCCAGCTGTATCTACAGGATTGAAATATAGATTGTCATCCTCTGTCTCGTCAGTATAGTCATCTCCACTCAATCCCCCATGATAGGTGTCATCAGTAGGCTGTTCAAGAGCTGGTTCTGCTTCAATACCATCTTCATAACTGTAGTCGAATCGTTTTCCTTTTATCAACCAAACGTAATGACCTAACAATGGATTCAATTGCTCGACATCTTGATCCAACCTGTCTGTTATCTCAAATTTCTTTGCTCCTCTGCCACCCGGTCTGGTGCAACCAAATTCTGACAACTCTAACACATCACCAGACTTGGGTTCCGGATAAGGGTTCTCAGCAGAACTCATAGCTAAGGTGTAACTCTCAATCGCAATGAACCCGGTTAGTTCGTCATCAGCTACCAACCCAAACTTCTGTAACACAACTGAATTTTCATTCAACGTGAGAGCAAAGATCAATTTTTTAGGATCACTAAATTTTTGAACTGGGTCCTCTCCGTATAATGGATCCATTGTTTCAAGTGTTGTGTTGTTCACATAATAATCTACAACTGTACCGTATTGATAGATTTGTTCCATCCACCAGCCATTGTATAAAGCTTGCTCATTCTTAGACACACATTTATCAAGAAATCTAAGACCTTTGTTGCTCCCGGCGAATATATCGTCAAACTCACTCATCACGTTGAAGTATAAAAGCACTCTTCATAGGATCCCAACTAACGATCATGCCNGAGTTGCTCAAACTCTTTGGTTTGTCTTTTGGTAGTTCATCNATTGGNTAATTTTTAAGTATATGATCACAATCAACATCAGACAATATCTGAAGTGCTGAACTNCCTGATCTTATCAACTCNATCTTGTTATCCAGNTCACCACTGTAGGTAAACTCACCTTCACCAGTGTATCTACCTTTGTATCTGTCAGCTACTTGATTCTGACTCTTGCTAGTAGCATGCTTATCAAGTCTACGGTGCCATGGGTTCTTAGCATCGTCGTTCTTCTTCTGTTGTAAATCGACAAACTCGTTGATATGAGTCCAGAAAGCTTTCTCAAATAGCATCATTATCAGTATTTATAAAAAAAGCCGCTCAATTGAACGGCTTTTTTTATTTTGGGGAGTTAAATTGTTCTTAGTCTCCGAGAGCTTTAGATTTACCGTTAGTAACTTTGTTACTCTTGTTACCGGCCATTGGATGGTCACGATCACCGTGTCCGCCTAAAGGCTTAGGTGTTGGATCTTCTTTGATATTACCACTTTCAGCAGATCCACCCTTTGCAGAGTAACCACTACCGGAAGTTTTGTTATTTTTACCTGTAAGTCCTGGAACTCCATCAGAAGCAGCAGATGGCTCAGGTTTTGATACAACAGCATCACCTAACATCTCGTCATCCATGTCGTCGCCCATCGACTCTTCGTCTTCTAGGTCTTCGAGCTCATCTCCTCCATCAAGCTCAGCTTTAAGTGTATCTAAAAGTTGCTCAGCTAATTCTCTAGGAAGACTTAATGTGACTTCATCGCCACCCATTTCGTCTTCACCACCGAATTCATCTTCACCACCGAAGTCATCATCTGACCCCATGCCGTTAAGATCAGCGAAAGGATCGTCTCCTTCCATGATAGTTGAGTATAATTTGTCGAAAATATTTGTTGGATCTTTTTTGCTCATCGTTCTGGAATTATTTATACCCTCTTTAATGTTTTTTCCAGGTTTTTTGTCCTTTTTGTCTAAACGTTCTGAAATCTTCTTCATATAATAAGCGTTATCCTCACCAGCATCTTCAGGTTTTAGAGGCTTTCCGCCAGTGATACACTCATCATCACCAGTGGAACAGTTATTATCAGGTTTTAACTCCTGAGCATGTGGCGAATCACCCAAGGCTTCCGGGCAGTCTCCTGACTTCCATACCTTGCTGTCATCGCTTTCAGTTATCATTCGACCATACACTTGTTCAAGGTCCCTTGTATCTCTAGATTCGTTCACATAAGTACTTATCGATAATGAGCAGTAAACACCAACCTCAATCAAACTTTAATGGAGACAAAACCAAACACTTGTACATGGGTAACAAAAACTTACCCACAGACAGGGCCGAGTTTGAATGGACTCCTGACATGGTCGCTAGCCTCAAGAAGTGTAAGAAGAACTTGCTTCACTTCGCTGAGAATTTCTTTACTATTGTGAATCTAGACAGAGGTAAGGAGAAGATACAATTATTCCCCTGTCAAAAGAAAGTACTCAGAAGTTTACGTGATAATAGATTTAATATCGTATTAGCGAGTCGTCAAATAGGAAAAACTACGCTAATGACAATATACGCACTCTGGATAGCATGCTTTCAAGAGGATCAACGTATATTAGTTGTAGCCAATAAAGAGCAAACAGCGATCAACATATTTAAAAGAATCAGACTAGCATACGAGCAATTACCCAATTGGATCAAACCAGGTGTGTTAGAGTATGGCAAGACTGCCATGACATTATCTAATGGTAGTAGTATAGGTATATCCACAACGAGTAGTGATGCCGGTAGAGGTGACAGTTGTAATGTGTTGATTTTGGATGAGATGGCATTTATTGACAATCACCTGGTTGAAGCATTTTGGAAATCAGTGTATCCAATCATCAGTAGTAGTAAGAAGAGTAAGATCTTTATAGCCAGTACCCCTAATGGTACAGGTAATTTATTTCATGATCTGTATAGTAACGGTGTGAAAGGTAAAAATGGATGGACACCTGTTAGGGTTGATTGGTGGGAGGTACCTGGTCGTGATGAGAAGTGGAAGACGGACACTATACAGAGTTTAGGTAGCAGTCAAATATTTGATCAAGAGTTCGGATGTCAGTTCATCGAAACCGGAGAAAGTGTACTAGACGAAGAATTGGTTCGTAGAACGTCACTAACATTACAAGAACCTAAACATCTATTTGATGAGGGTAGTTACAAAGTGTGGTCGTTACCTGACGAGTCACGTACATATACTATTGGAGTGGATATATCTGAGGGTGTTGGAGATGCTGCTACAGTGGTACAAATATTAGATATAACCGACTTGACTGACATTGAGCAAGTGGCTGTGTATTGTAATGATCGTATTAGTCCTTATAATTTCACAACTAAATTGTTAGAGATACTACAACAATGGGGCAATCCTCCAGCTTTGATAGAGCGTAACAATTGCGGAGCTCAAGTAGTTGACACATTGAAGAATGTGTATGGTTATGAGAATATAGTCAATTATTCACCAAGTAAATCAGTTCAAGCTGATCGACCTGGTGTTATAGCGCATACTAACACAAAATATAAAGGTGTGATGAACATGAAGTATTGGTTGAGTGAAGTGTATGCTGTGACAATACATGACACACAAACTCTAGAAGAATTGAAAACATTCGTTAGATATCCTAACGGTACATGGAAGGCTATCAAGGGTACAAATGTACAAGATGACAGAGTGATGAGTTTGATTTGGGCGTTGATGATACTTGAAGTAGGGATCACAGAACAATATTTCGAGATCGAACAATTCGATAAAAACCAGAAACCAGCGGTAATATCCACATTGGATTTTGGATTACGTCAGTTCAGTAACACATTAAACTTGTATGGAGACGAGATGATGACAGAAGAATGGAACACTTTACCCGTATATATAGATAGTGAGCATATGGATGGAGGGGCTAGTAATCCTCTGTATGACCGGGATGTTAGTGATTTGATGGAACAAGGATGGGAGACTTTATGAAGGAATATATACAACAATCAGTTTTAAACAAGGCCAAAAAAGATAAATTTGTATTTGTCTTGACATTGCCTGATGCGATGAAGGATATCGCATACTCGTTACCTGAAAACCGACAGGATGATCGAGTGATACCAGACACTCTGCAGTTTAGTGTGTACGGAGCGGTAGTACCTAGTGTTAGAGTAGATTCCGGTGAGATTAGATACTCAGGTCATGCTGTCAAGTTCAGTACACACAGCAGACCGGCATATGATAATGTGACGGTCAACTTTACTATTGACAACAGGTTCAACAACTACTGGGTCATATGGAAATGGTTAGATATATTGAATGATGATAAAGATGCGGTATTCATGAAGCAAAAACGTGTGGGGTTAGATGAATCAATGTTCAAGCAATATCAAGGTTCCGCGACCATGTACGCTCTAGATGAGTATAACGAGCAAACGATGAAATTTGACTATGAAGGATTGTTACCGGTCAGTTTAGGTAATATAGATTATAATTACCGTACAGCTGATAACATAGATACAACATTTGAATTCTCATTTTCAAAATTAACGCCAATTTTATTGTAATCTTTTCCGGAAAACAGCTCCGAGAAGTCATAAATAATTTCAACAGCAATTAACTATGGCAAGAACAATACAATCCCCTGGAGTAGAAATAAAGGAAGTAGATCTTTCTTTACGACCTAATTTACCCGTAGGCACAACAGTGTTTATACCCGGTTTCGCGAACCAAGGACCAACTGATGAGTTACTCACGGTGTCCAGCTTGAGCGAATTCGAACAAATTTATGGTCTACCACAAAACGCTGCAGAGCGATACATGTATCATTCTGTCAAGGCTGTATTTCAAAGCCCTGCCAACGTCCTGGTATCTAGATTGCCATACGGTCAAGGGGCAGGAGCAACAGTTGCTGACAAATACAGTGTTCAGGTGTATCCAGTCATTCCTCGTCCAATTATCGTTGATGGTGCTGCACCAGAGATCAATTCAATCGAGAAGGATACTAGAATTGTAGCATGGCACCCAATTGATGACAATGCAGTTGACGCTGGAGGGGATTATGTAGTAGCGCAAGCAGCATCTGGTCAATTTGACACAACCGCTGATATTATAACCACCGCTACCGGTTCAGACAAGAACGCATGGACAATAGAGGTTAACCCCGGGGCAGCTGATAATGATAACACTTTTGATTCAGTATCTGGTATATTTACAATTAACAGTACGGCTGCTAACTTGAACGGAAGTGCAATTGTAGCTCGTATTAATGGTAATTTTTCTTCTCAACTCTCTGCCAATGGCGGATTGGAAGACACACCAGGGGTTAAAGCAACTGTAACAGATCAAGGAGCAACAGTAACGGCTGACAACGAAGGAGTCATTGGTAACGTGACTGTTACCGCTGTACCTGGATCACAATCAACAGTAACAGATCAAGGAGCAACAGTAACTGCTGACAACGTTGGTACAGCTGGTGATGTGACTTTAACTGCTGATAGTATCGAAGATGTTGATGCTCTAGTATTAGCACACAACGCATCCAACCCAGGTAACACATTAACTGTTGTTAATGGTGGTACAGAAGTACCTACTAATGATTTAGTTTTAACTGGTGGAGTTGACAGTAAAGATGTTGACACTTTAATATCTGATTTTAACACTGCTAATCCAACCAACACATTAACTGTTGTCAGTGGAGGTACAGAAGTACTTGCTACTGATTTAGTTTTAACTGGTGGGGCAGATTTTATTGCAGCAGCTGATACTATCAGCACTCAAACAGTTATCACATTTGCTGGTGGAGTCGATTCCGGTTTAAGTACTAAAGTAGTTCCTGTCGGTGAGTGGATATTCAGTGAAACTAACCCCGGAGGTTATCAAGGAACAACTGTTAAGGATGCCGTTGACAGTGTTTTGGCTGGTATTGAGTCATTAAGTGCTCTATCGCAAGACAACCTATACTGGACAGAAGCAGAAGCAGGTGATCCATTGAGTATTCCAGCTTTAAATGCATATGAAATACCTGAGGTATCAGATTTAATTGCTGATGCTGTTAATAGTGTTGGATGGGACTTGAGCGCTAGTGATCGTTACTACTTAGGTGAACCTAGTAATATCGAGCTTACAAACGACGAGTTTCAAAAGACAATCAAAGGTGAGATCAAGCTTAGCCAAGCAAATGCAGGTAAGTTAGAGAATCAAAAATTCACAACATACAACGATCTGCTCACAAAAGGTGGAGCAGGAATGATGATCGTAAATGACAAGAAATTCGTTCTCAATGA